TCATCGAGTGGGCCGACGAATTCACCCGCGACAACAAGCGTCCCCCCACCTCTCCGGAGATTGCCCAGCATTATCCGATCCAGTTCATCAAGCAGCGTCGCCTCGGATTGTGTATCCGTAACCGCGCTCCACCCCCGGTTCTTGTCGAAGGAGAGCCAAGAGAGTGGCAGCAGAATCTACACGACAAGCTCTTAGTTCCGTGTGAGCCATCCTGTAGAGAGGTGGTCTTTGTCATTGACCGTGAGGGGGGTAAAGGGAAATCTTGGTTTATCCGTTGGTTCTTCACGAAGTACGCAGCACGTACACAAATCTTGTCAGATGGGAAAGCGTCTGATCTCAAACATGCAATCGAGCTTACAAAGGATGTTTTTCTATTTAATATTCCTCGTGGCAATATGGAATATATATCATACTCTTTGTTGGAAGGCCTCAAAGATCGCATGCTCTTTTCAGGTAAGTATGAATCAATGACGAAAATCCTACATGTGACACCGCATGTCATCATCTTCGGGAATGAATATCCCGACTACGAAAAGCTGACTCCAGACAGGTATACTACTATAGAACTTTAAGGTAACTACATAACACTCCCCAATCACTAGACTCGACACCTACATATAGCCTAACTGACCTCGCCCTAAGCGAGATCACCTTTCTTAGATCTAGGAAAAGAAAGGTGGAGAGACAGAGTTAATGGGGATCCCCAAAGAATGTTAATGAACGCATAGCAAACTTGCATGCATTTTTCTTAGTAACCGGTAACGGGTCCCCGGCTTCTGAACACCACCAAACTAAAAAGACAGGATTTTGACAAGTTTCTGTTGTTGAATCCGCGTACCGAATCTGTCTATTGACTTTCACGTATTTCTCAAGGAAGATCATATTTGACTTGTTGGTTCGAACTTGGGTTGAATTGTTTTCCACTCTTGGGCCGAGACGATATTTCCAGTGTGCATGAACCGTTTTGTTATCACTGTTGAGTGGGCGACAGTGATATTCCATTCCATTCATTTCAGTATTGACGAAATCAAGACCACGCTTGCTTGGATCGAGTGGATTTTGACTTATACTACGGAACCATTCCTCGTTCAACTGGTCTCCACTTTCGTCTCTTGTGTCTATCTTGCACCGATAGCTAACAACAGCCATATTAAAATAAAGAAGATTGTTAGTTATATTGTATATTTCGGCGCATAGTCTAAATCCCTTGAAATGCGTCATCAGTCGTTCACGGTTATTGATGTCTTGAATGTCCTTCATTTGTGGAATTCGAGTCATTTCGGTGAAAGTCAGCGTGTATGATTCTAAATCAATTTGATTACCTTTTGAAATTTCGATTTTTTTTGAAGTGCCTTTTCCCACCCTTTCACCAATACGCGCCCGTTTTGTCGCTCGTACAGTTCCACGTTTTCTTTTCAAATAAGAGCGCGCAAATCGTCTTATTGTGCCTGCCGCCTTTATTGCCATGGGAGAATAACGCCGGCGGACGTCATTGATCGCACGCCTGTTCCGATAGACTGTCATCGCCGCTCTAGCATATGGGTTTATAAAAACAGGTGGATTGAATCCTCTTGCATAAGCTCGTTTCCTAATAAGTTGCGACATAGTATTACCCGCAACTTCTGTGCAATTGTATCCGGGTTCCTAAAAAATGGCAGTACGTAATAAAAGGTGGTGTTTTACGCTCAATAATTATTCAGACGTGGAAGAGACCCACGTTTCAACTTTGTTGGGCAACCAGTCATCAGTCGCGTATGGCGTCGTTGGTAAAGAGGTGGGCGCGTCTGGAACGCCTCATTTACAAGGTTTTGTTGTATTTACTCATGGCATATCCTTCGCAACTGCTCGACGACGCATCTCCGTCCGTGCGCATCTTGAGGTCGCACAAGCATCCGCCGAAGCCGCAGCCAACTACTGCAAAAAGGACGGTGATTTCCAAGAGTTTGGGACTCTCCCTCAACAAGGCCGTCGATCCGATCTCGAAGCTGTCATCGAGTGGGCCGACGAATTCACCCGCGACAACAAGCGTCCCCCCACCTCTCCGGAGATTGCCCAGCATTATCCGATCCAGTTCATCAAGCAGCGTCGCCTCGGATTGTGTATCCGTAA